TTTCAAGTAAAGTTCAACATGAGAGTTTTTAACTAGGAAGTTAACCCACGATTTCCAAGGCTTAGAACCATATTTGAATCGTGCGATAAATGCGGGCTTCATCTTACCAACCCATGATGGATGACAATTTGGATTGAACTCATCCATTGTTTGTGAACCCTCGTAAGGACCGTTGTACATAAGGAACGAACCGTCCCATGTGAAACTTTCTTTGTCAAATCGTGTATACATAATCATCTCTCTTTATCTATTCAATACAAGTATTATATCAAACTAGAGGATAATTACAAGGGTTTTTTTAGAATAATTTGTTATATGCTTATAACTTTTTGGAATAAGAGGACTTTACGGCCCAATGATGACGTTTGGTGCGCCAGATATGATTGCGCCCTGATCGGCACCATCTCCAACTCGATTTGCGGGTATTCCGCCAAAGAATACTTTTGGTGATCCTGCGAGGGTGAATGCGGGGTGAGGAATACACTTATCGCCTGCTAAAATTGTATGAGGAGCGATAGGACTGCCTGTAACAGCACCAAGAGAAGATGCCACAATTACTTTAGCCTGTAATGAGGATGCGATAGTAGATGTTGCACTACAGGCGTGGCCTGTAATGATTGCATCTCCTACTCTTGCTGATGGTGCTGGCATAAATTAAGTTCCGTCTGGTAAATCTGGAAATCCCTCAGTACCCGGTGCGCCCATCGTGCCTGGTGGATTTAGTGCTTGTACTTTACTTATATAATCAGAACTCTTACTATATACATTTTGTCTAAGATTGAATGTACCGCTAAATGTATTGTTATTTACGCTGTTAGTAAATACAACATATACTGCTATTGTTGCTTCAATATGCTCAATAATTGGATCACCTAAATCTAATTCATATAAAGATAAAACTTCGGGATCTGTTGCGGCCTGTGCTTCTTCTACACTATTGAAATTAGCTTTCGTAAAGTCTTCCATAACACATCTATACGTTGCAGAAAATGGTACTGTCGGCCATTTAGTGTTCGTAATAGTTAATACCCCATGATTCGAATTGATTTGCGTAAAAAAGACATATCCTGTCGGTGTTGTAGGAAATGAGACCGATGCTGAAATACTCGTTACTTCCCAATCTGTTGTATTTCTATCATCGTAACCTTCTGGATATATTTCAATTTCCATGTAAGACATTTGTGGATCAGTAGTGCTTGTAAATCCAGACGTTCCTTGATAGATGTATTGAGGAGGCAGTCTTTGAATAATGCTTATCAGAGTCATTGGAGAACCGCCAACTAATCCTCTTGGAGTATATCTAGCACCATGATTAGAAAATACATCACCACCGGCTGTGTAGTAATCATCTGCTTCTATCAATCCATACACTTCTGCTTCATCGATTAAAGGCGTTGATGGGTCATCATCAAAACCCCCACGCTTATCTTCTCCTGCTCTAATTGGATTTGGAGTTTGAGTAAGTGCAGAGAAGCCATGTCTCCCAACTTTTACAAGATGAATTTCTATGATCGTAGGCTTATCAGCCACATCAGCAGAAAAGTCATCAATAGTCGTGTTTGCTATAGCAGTATTATCGTTGTTTGTATAGTATGCATTAAGCCCTGGCGAACCTGATGTGAGTTGAGTATCAGTTGTAGTTAACTGGACGACATTATCAACCAAAAGTTCAATCGTAGTACCCGTAACACGAAGTTTTACTGTATGCGTTTCACCCTGATTCCATGTGCTATTACCTGCACCGAGTGTGTAGTCTTCGACTAACACGACTATCCCACCAAGACTATCTATGCGGTTAATCGATCCATAAACACCAATGGGGCCGACAAGACCGATGGTTACATGATATCCACTTCCTGTACTTAAATCGACTCTAACAGAAGGCCCATAAAATAAATCAGTTTCCACCGCAGTCACATCTAAAACCGCTTCTTGATCAGACTGCACCATATTGCTTAAACAAGATATGGTCGGCAAATAATTAGTACCAGTGGATGGTATAATCACTTCATTCGAGACGATACGAAACCCAGTGCGAGGACTACTCCACTGATCACTATCGGCTAAAGCCTGATCACTTCTGTTAAAATTATCACTAAAGGACATTCGCTATAAACCCTGTTTATCTCTTTCTATTATATATGACTTGACGAGATTGCTTCTCACGATATCATTAGCTAGAAACTCAACAAAGTCGAACTCTCGCATATTGCGAATCACTTCCATGAATATCTTCAGTCCAGAAAGTTCTTTCTTGCGTTCGCTTGTGAGATCGTCTTGCTTTACATCGCCTGCAAAGATGATTCGACAGTCTTCACCAACACGAGTCATTACGGTGTGTAGTTCTTGATCGCTCATGTTCTGAACTTCGTCAACTACGATAATGCAGTCATCGAATGTAGAACCACGAAGAAAAGAAGTAGATATGAACTCTACATTGTTCCGTTGCTTGAGAATCTCGTATGCATCGCCTCTACCAAATAGCTTACTACATATGTCGTAGTAAGGGGCTTCATAGACTTTCATCTTGTCTTTCTGAGAGCCAGGTAGAAATCCGATATCTCTAGTTGGAACTATTGATCGAACAATGAAGACTTTCTTGTGTGGAGTGTTCGTCTTCAGCGTTTCTTTAAGTGCAAAGTATAGTGCTAGAAATGTTTTACCAGTTCCGGCTATACCATGTAACATTAAGTTTTGACCTTCATCCCACGACTCAAAGGCTAAAGCCTGATTATCAGTCATTGGAGCAATGTCGCTCTTAACTGTAAATCCTGATGAAAGTTGATTATCTGTGTCTAATATCCCCTGTTGTCTTAGTACTCGTCTTTGCCTTTTAGTTAGTCTTTCTTGTTGTTGTGCAGGCATTAAAAAATCCTTATCTGTCTCTGATTGTAGACCCCGCATTCTTCTTCTTAATATCTTTCAATAAGTCGTTAAAGCCGGAATCGTGTTTTTTGATACCCAAGCGGGCAGAATCACCAATTGCTGGCGCATGAATGATTTTCTTCATATGAGGATTATCTATATCGAACTGTTCCATTGTTGAAATGGACATCATGTGATCACTTATTTCACCAGTTTCTTCATTCTTGTATTGATATATAGGCATTCTAAATTCTCCGAGTTATAAAAAAAGAGAGCAATACTAGATTGCTCTCAAACGTCACATCTACCATAATGATATTTATATCAAATGAAGCCCCTTATGAGAGCATTTCATAGATTTCTTTCCAATTTTGAACTGCCGGTATATCATCGTTAGTGTAGTCACCTTGATGGTCATGCTGTATCAGTACAGCACTCAAACCAAGACGATCACCTAACTCAGCGTTCTTAATCTTATCTTCAACCCAAACACAACCACTATCAAGATAAGGAAGAAGTGCTTCGTCTTTATCAGCACCAGTGTCAAGACATTGAACTTTCTCAAACGCTGTTTCACCAAACAGATTGCTCAAGTTTTGTTCTCTCAACTTGTTGGCATGACGATTAAGAGTCATACTGGTGATGCAATGGAAAACGTAACCCAACTCCTCATGAATCTTCTTAACATACTTTACAGAATCTCGAAGGGGTGGTAGACAACACATATTTGCGCTTTCGTTAAAATGGCGAATCAGTTTCTTCATCTCTGGCTTAGGCATATCAAATGTCTTAGCCATAGAGTATTCAACATCGTTCTTGATCTCATAACCCTTCTCTATCATCCAGAGTTTAAAGCTATGTTCCCAATCAAGAAGAACACCATCACAATCAACCAATATAATCTTATTATTCACTTCACTTCCTTATCATCAAAATACTCTGTATTATAGCATAACTATCACACATAAGTCAAGCATTACTTGAAGTATTTCTCAAGCATTTCATACTTATCATGGTACTCAGCCATCTTTTCTAACTCATTCTCGATGGTTTCCATAATGTCTGGATGTTCAGCTAGTCCTACGTTATTGTCTAATAATACATCAATGTTCATTTTATGCTTACCTGCTTGTGCTTGCATATAAGACATTGACGCTAGAATTAGATCGGCTCTACGATTCTTCATATTAAATTCCTACTTTAGATTACGAAATCATCACCTGGTTTCCAAGCACAGCCTGTTAAACCACCTGCTTGTAATGCTTTGAGTGTACGCAATACTTCTTGAGCATTACGACCAGTATCAAGCGCATTCACTGAAACGTGTTGAATAGTTCCTTTGGGATTGATAATAAATGTTGCTCGTTGAGCCACACATTCTTGATAGTCAACTACACCACAATCTCTTGCAAGCCTTAGACCACAATCTGCGAGTAGGGTGTGTTGGATTTTTCCGATTAGATCGTTGTCTTTCTTCCAAGCAAGTTTACAGAACTCGTTGTCTCCGCTAATACCTAAAACATTAGCATACTCAACTAGATCATCCATTCCTGCAATTTCAGTCGGACAAATAAAGGTAAAGTCTTTAGGGTAAAAGTAGACTACAGACCATTTTCCATTGTTAAGATCATCACTGTTGACCTTTACAAATTCATTGTTCACATCTACGCCATTCAAGTTAAACTCTGGGAACTGACTCCCAACTGCTGTTATCATACTATAACTCCATAATTAAAATTTACTTAGAAAGAATCTCGGTTCTTTCTCTTTTGCTTTCTCGCTTCTTGGATTTTTGCTTTACGCTTGTCGTACCGCTTTGAGTCCTTTTTACTATCAAAGTCCTCATCCATCCACTCACGAAACTTCTTGCTTTTGTTTTTACTCATGACTTTTACACTCTTACACTTTACACTTTATGATTCGTTTTTCTTAGGTCGACCACGACCACGTTTTACTGGAATTGGATTAACGATGCCACCTGGAAATGCTTTGTTAATCACTTCAGGAGAAAGATCTGGATACGGCTCTTTAGCAATAGTTCTTATCACTAGTTGAGCATCGTCTGCGTCAACAGACTCTAGCAACTGAATAAACAATGCTTCCTTTCTCACTCTGGTCAAGTCTTTACCATCTTTCATCTGCTCGACAAAGTACGGCATCTTTCGCATCTCACGATATAGTAGTCCATGAGACTCGTGTATATCTGAAGGAGTATATGGTGGTGGAGTATCAGGCAAGTCGAATGTCCATCTCTCATCACACATCAAGGCGAGAATATCTTTCAACGCTCTTGATTCATTTCTTTTCAGTATTGAGACTTTCTCTTCAACTGTTTCAGCTTTTCGGGCAGTGTTAACAATCTCTGCCAGAGATAATGTAGTCATTTTAAAACTCCGTTATACATTCCATTAAATTTCTAAGTTTATTTTTGATAAAGTAGTTCAGTAACTGACTTCTATCTTTACCATTCTCTTCATACCAAGCTTTGAGAATCTGATCTTTCATGCCTTGAGGCACTTCAGAGAGATCGATCAATGCTTTGTTACGCATATAGTTACGCTTTACTTCATCCTGCATATTATTTATATCACTCCACTCAGCAATGCGCTTTTGGGTAATAGGACGCTGACGTATGCCCATCACAAAAGAATTGTCAGCAGATAGAACATTTGGTATTCCATCACCCGCATCACCTTTAAGTAGATGCTCTGCAAGATATTTCTCTGGGTTTGCATTAGAGATCCATCGCTTTCTTACAGGATCATACTGCTTCACGTTGGCATACTTGTGTAACTGTATATAATCCTTATCTCCAGATAGAATCAGAATGGGTTCTCCCACATTCAATTCAGTCCCCTCTTCATGAGTAACAACACCAATGATATCATCAGCTTCGCAGGTTTCTATCTGAATGACTTTATATGGAAAGAACGTCTTCAGTTCATCACGAATAGTATTCAGTGCCTGAAAGATAGCATTCCAATCCATCTCAGACTTATCTCTAGTCTTCTTACGATTAGCCTTATAGTATGGATACATCTGTCTGCGCCAATAATTAGTATCGTCACAGCAGATAACAAGTTCACCAAACTCAGCACTAAACTTTTTACGGTTTGCTCTCAATGTGTTTAAGATCATATGCCTAAGCATACTTACGTCAATCTCTGCGTTCTGATGATTACCAATCTGCATCATCATATTCGCAATCATGACCTGGTTCATATCAACCAATATCATCATCTATCTCCTAACTTAATTTATATTATTACAATAATAGCATAAGTTAATAGTGTTTGTCAAGTAAAATTTCATTGTTTTTCCCAAGTCTGTTCAGAAGTCAACTTAAAACTACCGATGTGTATCTGACTTTTCCAAGTTTCTGGCTCAATCATACTAATAAACAGACCACCTTCGCTATCATATAAGTGATAGACTTCTCCAACAACTGGTACAATGTTACATCTTGCGTTGTACATTAATGCCGTATCTAATGTTAGTTCTACCAGTTTGAAGTACTCGTCTTTGAGTGCATCAAACTTTGTCTCTAGTTGATGGGTTGCGCTAATCCCTCTCTCCTTACTCTTGGTAAGGACATCTGGAACAGTGAAAGCGGGCGCACCAACATTCGTTGGATAAGACATAAGTGCTGGCGCATCAACTACATTGTCTGGCTTACTCTTCGATCCCATCAAAATATTCTTCCATATCTGCGATAAAGTCGTCTAGTATTTTCTGTATAGGCTGTTCGATCTTTTCCTCAGCATCTTCAAATAAAGTATCAGATATCTGTTGGAAAGGATACTCCTCTCCGATAGCACGATAAACAAGAGACTTAGATGCCTCTACAATAGTCATTATATCAAGCATTGATTTAGGATTATTCTCTACATCAATACCCATTCCCCTCAAAGCCCACACAGTCTCTCTAGCATTAACTAGAGCGAATATCTCTGCGACTTCCTTGTCACTTTCTAGCACGAGTTCCTCTATCTCTTCGTCTCGTTTCTTTCGCTTTTCAAAGGCTTTAGTGAAGTCTACTACATTATCCTTCATTTGTTTACCTTCAGAATCACGGTATCAGCGTTGATTCTAGCATCAGTAGGCTTCTGGGCAGTCTTGAGTGCTTTAAGTGCCTTCAATGCTCTCAGTTTAGTCACTTTATTGATAGAGTCAATAGTCTCTTCAGGTTTACGCAACTTCTTCTTGAACGACAACTCTTCGTCATAGTTCTTGATTGACGTACCTTTCACGATAAACCCATCGTTGTTGTTTGTCACTAGATACTTGATAACTCGTGTCTTAGTGTTAAACAGATAGACTTCAGTAGCACCAACAATGTATGCGGGGCTTGTACTGGTTATCTTATACTCAGCAGACTCTTTTTGATAGATCACTTTCTCGACTTGCTTCGTTGCAGGTGTTGCTTTTTTAGCACGAGGTTTGCGTGTTGCTTTCTTACTCAACACATACTTCTCGCCATCAGTGACGAATCCAGAGACTAGAGTCAATAGCTTCTTTTGCTCGGAAAGCGTCATATGATCGTATCCTTCGACTAGATCGTCTGGCTTATCAGTAATTAATTCAGTCAACTCTGATTGAAGTTCTACATAGAACTTAACGATATCTCTAGCACTTTGCGTAGCCGCATCGATTCCTTTTAGATATGAGTATAATGAGAACTTCTTATCTAATGTGCCGTCTAAGTGTTCATCAATGAAGCCTTCGATCTCACCCATAACTCCAAGAGTTTTCTCTTTTAATAGTTCAGATGGATTCTTCTTTTTAGCGGCAGGCTTATCGTCTTCTTCAACTTCTTCGACTTTGTTGTCAATATTGATTTGTCCGAATCTTAGGATCTCATCTACGTTGTCGTTGATAAAATCAATTTCGGGTAGATCGAGTTCTGCACCCATTAGTTGCATCTTCATTAGAGATGCTACTGTGGCTGATACTCTCCAGTCATCACTCGCTTTGAATGTTTTGAGGTCGCTTGGGCGATTAGCTTTGATCCACTCTGTTGCCCAAGAAACGTAGGATTTCTTTTCATAAAAGTATCCATAGTGACGCAGAGTCTCTAGGATATTCTTTCGATATTCTTCAGGTTTTACGGATGACCAATCAATAGTCTCTCGACCAATGTTGCTCTCTTCCGCTAACTTTGCGGCATTACCCCTTCGAGGTATTACACGTTTTTTAGCTTTAGCCATTATTTACTCCAACAGTATAAAGATCTATGATAACATAACAATTGTGGCTTGTCAATAGTTATATAGTAATTAGCCTCATCCGACAGTATGTTTAGGTATCGCTTTTGACGATGATATATTACATACTGCCAGATAAGGACTTATAACACTACGATTTTATGCCAGATGGAGTATCTATTCCATCAACTGATCGAACACTATCCCATCGGAAAGATCTCCACCCATTGACAGTCTCATCCCAAACTGCTTGAGTAGTGTCGGAAAGTTTTTGGGCTCTAGACGTAGATGCAACATCTGGATACTTAACAGTAAAATCATTAAGAGTTGCTGTCATATCTCTTAATTCACCATTAGCTTTTAGGAAAGTTAAACTAACAGAACCTTCTTTCATTTTATTAACGATATCAGACTTTTTCATTGTACTTCTCCATTATTAAGGTTAATTATATATTCATCAATTTTATGAGTCAATTCGGCGTAACCACCGATATGATCTCCTTTCCAAAGGATCTGAGGTATACTCTCTATGTCAGGAAACAATTCTACAAACTGTCTAGTGACATCAGGATCTTGAACGTCTAGGAATTTATATTCCACATCCATTGCTTCACACATCTGCTTACATAATAGACAGTGAAGACAGGTGTTAGATCCAAATATAGTTACCATATATCCCTCCGAATTTCGTACATTATATCAAGATTCTTCGTCTTTGTCAAGTTTTAATCCATAATTAATAAAGGTCAATTTCTGATCATCAGACCATTCTGCTAGATAATCATTATCTCTATCAAACAATTCTAGGACAGCATCTTCTTCCATCCACTCAGTATCAAGTATAGTTTCGCCTAGAGACTTCTGAGAAAACTCGTCTATCTCTTCACAGAGGACAGTATCATTTGCCCACTCTAACTCGACAGGCATATCTGTATTCAAACTCTGAAGCCTATCTTCTGATACCACATAACGATGTCTGAATGTGTGGACTGTTGTTACAACTGCATACTTTTTGCTCATAATATCCTCAATCTAATAGTCTACCGAAAAATCCTTTCTCACTTTTCTTTGCTTGCTCTTCAAAAGCTTCTTCTGCTTCAGCATTTGCTTCGTCAAAAGCTTCTTCTGATTCTTGATAGTAGCCTCTATAAGCGGCTATGATAGCATCTTGTTGTTGAATGAATGCTCTTAGATCAGAGTAGTTCAAGCCCAGATTCTCATAACCTTTATCGCTTACTGAAAAGAAGGCTAATGCGTCACCACTTTCTTGGAGTTTTTCCCACTGCTCTTCCCAGTTATCTTTAACTAGAATGATCCACTCTACATCACGAAGATCAAGTTCATCTGCTTGTGGAAGTATTAGCTTTGGCTTTTCAATCGGTTCAGCAGATACTACGATCTGCTTTGGCATACTACTACATCCACTAATCAGTGCGATAGTTATCAAACAGCCAAGGGCATTCACTATTGAACGATTTACCATTTGTAGCCTCCTTCTCTTTCTCAGTTAGTTCAGCACCCGAGATTAACTCAAAGCACCGATTTGCTTTACCACTTGCTTTAGTGATAACTTTTTCAACTAATCCAGGCTTGTTCTCTGCTAGATTGCCTAGATCGTGTCTACCCAACTTATTGGATAGAGTCTTATTCTGTTTGCGAATGTTGCTGAACTTCTCATTGAGTTCACCCAACTCTTGATTCGCTTTCTCGTAGTCTGCTTGAAGAGACTCGACAGCTTGTTCACTGATTTGAACTGCTGTTTCTAGTTTGGCATTGTTTTCATTCAGGATTGCCATTCGTTCTTGGGTATCGTTGTAATACCAATAGAACAATCCACAAACAATGAATGTCACTACTGCCATGATTCCTGCTAATTTAGTACCCATATCTCTATCCTCTTAAAAGAGTTCCACACCCTTTCGAGTGTGGAACTTTGGTCTTTCTACTTCATGAACTCTGGATAAGCATTTGAACCTGCTTCCCACATATCAGAACCACCTACTTCTTCTTGCTCAGTTACTCGAATGCCGACAGTCTTGTCTAGCAAATACCAAATAACATATGAAGATACAAAGATGAATCCGAAGATTGCTCCAATACCGATTGCTTGTGCGGTAAATGTAGCATCTACGTTCAGTACAGGAACTAGTAATAGACCTAGAATACCTGCAACACCGTGTACACTGATTGCGCCTACTGGATCATCAATACCTTTCTTCTCAAAGAAACTCATTGAGAGAGGGACTAATAAACCACCTAATGCACCATACAGAATAGCAAACTCAGGCGATGGTGTCAATGGATCAGCAGTAATTACTACTAGACCTGCTAACGCACCATTCGTTGCGGCATTCAATGCTGTCTTGCCCAACCATAGTTTACTCAGCACCATTGCAGTCAATAAACCTGCGGCTGCCGCTGTGTTAGTGTTTACGAAGATTTTAGCAACTGCATCTGCGTTTGCAATGCCGTCAATCGCTAACTGTGAACCACCATTAAATCCGAACCAACCCATCCAAAGAATGAGAGTACCAAGTGCGACTTGCGAAGCATTTGATCCATGAATCGGCTTTGGTAAGCCACCTTTAGTATATTTACCTGCTCGTGGGCCTAGAATCAACACGCCAGCTAATGCGGCTGCCGCACCTGCCATGTGTACGATACCTGATCCTGCAAAGTCAGAGAATCCTGCTTCGCTTAACCAACCACCACCCCAACTCCAAGAACCTTGAATGGGATATAGAACGCAAGAAAATACTGCGGCAAACAATAAGAATGTCCATAATTTCTTTCTTTCAGCAACTGCACCAGAAACAACAGACATCGCTGTCGCTACGAATACTACTTGGAAAAAGAAATCTGAATACATTGCATGGGTATCGATTTGACCCCAACCATACATCAGTTCATAACCAACTAATAAGAATCCAATAGATGCGATACTGTATAGTGCTATGTTCTTCAAAAGTATTTCAATTACATTCTTACTTCTTACTGACCCTGCTTCTAGCATTGTAAAACCTGCCGCCATCCACATAACGAGTACGCCTGATAGCAAGAAGTAAAGGGTGTTTAAGGAATACGCTAATTCCATGTTACATTTCTCCTCTTCATATTAAAATTAAGATTTACTACTTTTACCGTCTTTTTTCGCAAATCCTTCCTGTGTTACAGTAGCGCAATCGTCTACTGCACTTGGCTTATCTTTCTTGCCAAATATCGCATCCCAGTTACTATCAAACTTATTCTGGTCTTTTGTTGGTCGCTGTTTGCTCCCTTTACCACCATGTGTTGCACTCATTGTCCTATTAACCCCCATCCATGAGTTGCGATAGCATTTAGGATAATAAAAAAGCAAGTAGATATATGCACAAACCACCAGAATGTTCTGATGATAGCAATCGTATCTGCTTGCTTATCAGTCTCTCCAACTTTCTCACCAAGAGACTTTGCCCAAATTCTCCACCACTTTTTCATGTTATTGTTATTTCACTTTCCGTTTCGATTACGACTCTAGCACCGCAAGCGAGTAGAGGCTTGTTATCTCCACCGCTATACAGTATCTTGCTAGGGCCATGTATTTCCACTGAATGTCCGTAAGTATTACTTCTACCTTCTTTCACAGTGATTACAGCTTCATTCGTTCCATGCTTCAGATTAGAACGAATCTTGTGCTGATTTACATGAATGAATTTCTTAGCCATTTTATTCTTCCTCACCATCTACATGAACTTCGCCCATGAATGTAAGTTCAGAGTCTTCGATAAAGAAGCCATTCTCTTCTAGGTATATAACACCGTTTTCATCAAAGCCATCTACAGTTTCATCGATTACGCCTTCGAGTTCCTCTTCTTCAGTCCAACCAAGATAGTCAACATCATCTGTCTCACCATCATATGTGGCATCAAACTCACAGTCAGTGAACTCATATGGCTTAAATCTATCAGCAAGAGTGTGGCTTTGTGCTTTGGTCAGTAGATCGACTTCTTCATCAGTACGAGGAGTAATGTTAACTGTGCCCGCTTTCCATAGAGTAGTCACAACAACTTTCTTATCGCCATTGACCCAATGCTCTACATCTTCACAACTATATCTTGAAGAATTAACCACATAGGTTTTATCCTTTACGATACTCATTACAATACTGCTTTAATATGTGTGTAATGAATGATTGCGGCTTTCTCACCATCTAAATTGATTGGTTGAGATTCGGGCCATGTTAGATACACTTGATCACCAATGCTTAGTGTGCCCATTTCTTCCACTTCTGGACTAAGTGCCAGAACTAAACCCGGTTGAGTTGCTTTATCGAGTCTAACATTATCTGCGATAATGATACCACCTGCTGTGGTCTTCTCTTTCTCAACTTCAGTTACGAGTACATTACCTTGTAACATTTTCATACTATTTCTCCATTAATTATTTGATGCGATAAACGAAGAGGCATCTTCGCTCTCTCTCAATTTAAGTTCTAAGTCAAATGCTTCTCTGAATTGTGGAAGAATGTTAGATACATTCTTCAGGACTGCTTCGATGTGTTCAGTAGACATATCACACAACTTCTTATATGTGAGTGGCTGATCACCTTTAGGACCGTAACTGCCCCATTCTAATGCTTCACGAACTTTATCGAATGGATCATCATCCCAGACACAATGATGAATCTCATCACCATGAGCAGAACATCTCACATAATCCAAACCACCATCAAGCATATAAGTCTTGCCGTTGGCATCTAAATGTTGTCGATAATCATGACGACTACGAGACTGAAGAATCGTACCATCAGGCGTTTCTAGACAACTTCTAATAAGTTTTGCACCATTATTCTCTAACACTTTCTCACTCCCAAGTAATACTGATTCTACTATTACCTTTACCATTCCAATGATATGTACAGCCCATCTCTTCGATGATTGGCAGAATTGCTTTTAGATTCTTCACGCCATTCTTGTCGCCTGAATAGCAGAAAGTAGATTCTTTTTGCTCATCATAAGTGTAGTGCGGAAAAGCACAATACTTACGATTTTCAATGTCTAATTCCTTTTGCATTTCTTCTGACAACACATAACCCATGCCGTTGCAAATTTCACAATCATCTTCTGTTTCATTGTTCCATCCATCACCGCAACAAGAATCGCACTCTTCACCTTCTTCATAAAGATCAATTTGACAATCTTGCTCGTGATTGAAAAGACACTTATCGAAATCGATATCTTTCCCTTTGAATGGGCCTACTTCATGCTCGAATGGAACATCATCCCATGCACAAGATTGACAGCAAGCCAAACCCCAACCACAATACCATCCTTCTTGTCGGAGTCTCTCGAACAATTTCTCAAGTTTGTTGTTGGGGTTAACTTTCATTATACTACGATGCCACTGTTGGCAGAGATAAATGCTTTCTCAATAACATCACTACTTAGAGTTACAAAGGTAACGCCTGCTTTATTGAAAGTGAGTTCAGTGATATCTTCTTTCGCTGTAATACTAACACTACGAGCAAATCCTACACCATTCTCACCACTGATCAACATCTTCGGATCAGTGACAGTGATTTCAGTAGGAGTCTCTGACTTAAATCTTCCTACATACTCGCCTGCGTTTGTGATTAAACTGACGACATCTTTCTTGTTGTAACTCATACTATTCTCCATTATTTTCTTCATTTAGTTGATCGACTCTTTCTTTCAGGGCTACTAAAATTTCTAGTAACTCTGCGCCGATTTCAGTGTCTTCATTTGTATCTAACGATACGCTTATATCAATTTTCATATTCTAACTTCAAGGGTACTACTTTCCTTGTCCTCTGTACGTTTTAAAACTCGCTTTCTTCGACTTATTCATAGAAGATCTTTTCACTGCTCTTCCGCTACCAATCGAAGTCTTTTTAATAACTGGCTCTGGGCGCCAGCTTCCTGTTGTTGATCTTGCCATGTCTTTCTTTACCTAATATCTAAGTGAAATGGAAAGCACTCTAAAAAGAGAGCCTTTTCTTGTTTGTCTGCCTCTTTCTCCCAAGGCTGATTTTTATATTTATATCCATTTGCACTCTTATTTTTCCAAGTAAATTCACCATCTTCATCATATCCAAGTTCACCACGAAGAAACTGCTTGGCGTGAGTTAGTTCGTGTGCTAGAGTCTGCATCTGT